TCTTATTTTTTAGTTTAAACACCGGAACCTTATCTTTTTTATGAAACAAGTCTAAAAATCCAAATATTGAGTTTATTTTTGATTTTTCATAAATAAAATGATCACTAATCTCACTTTGAAATTCTCTTACTTCCGACGGTTTTGCAACTTCTAATTTTTTCGTATTTAAATTTTCAATATATAGGGTTACGCCATCTTCTACAAAAATAACTACAGCATTTTGTATTCCATTATTTAACACTCTATTTTTAAAATATGCTTTTACAATATTTACTGTTTCTGACTCTATTCCTTCATTATAAATATTACTCATAAAGTACGTAAATAAGAATAATTTCTTTTCGGGAATGAGTGTGTCTAAATAATGATGAATAGCATATTTATTAAGCTGTTGTTCAGAGATAAAATGATTGTTTTTCAACGGAAAATAAGTTCTTCCAAAAAGAATATACCAATCATTCTCACCTGTTTTTAAACCGAAACTTTCTAATCCTTTTTCATCTTTTTGATTTTTATTTACATGTTTTGTATTTACTAGCTCTTTCTTGATGTTAGCAAGTTCTCTCTTTTCCGTTTCAGTTAGTTGATGGATTCGTTCTAAGTAATCTTTTTTCAATTCCATATGTTGTTGAATTTTTAAATATTTTATTTTGTGAACATTAACAATCTCAAGATTATTTTCCATATCAATTATAATTTTGTTAAATGTATTTTCCACGGTTTCTTCTTGTTCGGGCTCAACATTTTCTTGACTTTCGCTAATACTTTGTATTGATTGTATAGAATTATTTAATGATTCTTGTTCTTCTGTAATACTCTTCTTAGGTAATTCTAATGATAGTTTATCACGCTTATAATCCAACGGAACAGAACGTTCAAAAATAGAAATCGATTCATCGTCAATCTCATTCGGCTGAAAAGCATAGTAATCGTCAGCATTAATTAAATAGCCAGTACGTCCGTGTCTATCAACCAAATAGTCTTTTTTATTTTCTACAAATATGGATAAAGCAAAATAAATATGATCATCTGGATAAACCTTATTTAAATTGATTAATTTCAACAAATCATCCTTTTTATAGAAAGATTGTTCTTTAAACAATTGGCGTACACGTTTTACAATAGATGAGTAATTAATCTTTGCAAAATTATTAGAATACATATTTTTTTGAATATCTTCATCTTTTATTTCTGCATCAGGTTTACAGACATAGTCACAGTTTTCCATATAATCACATACACTAGAAAAGGGTTTATCTCCTACTTTGAAATCTATTTCTTTATTGCTTGCTAGACTAATTTTTATATCTTTATTTTCTGTTATTTCTGCTAACTTATCAACTGTAAAATTTGTTTGTCCAATATTTAATAAACAGTCAACACTTGTTTCTTTGACCAACCGACTTACTTTGCCTATTTGTTTAGATTTATTTTCTGCAAACCTGTATACATACATATCCGCGGGTTCTTCTTCACTTTCAGACGCCTTCGAACCATGTAAGTATATTTCTACATTTCTTTCTTCAAAAGGTAATCCACAGTGGCTTAAATTTCTAACTCCACGTCCAATAATTTGTTCTAATCTATTTAAATTATACCATGGATCTAATATGTGTATTTGACGGATAAACTTAAAATCTAGACCTTCAGCAGCAGCTTTTGTAATTAAAATAACTTTGACATTTTCACCGTATTTATTATCAGAATCAGTTACATATTTTAAATCTTCCAAGTTATTAGGTGAATATTTTTTGTCTCCTGTAATCATTACATATTTTGCTTGGTTGAATTTTTCTTCTCCATCTTCCATTTCTTCTTTCGTTTTCATGGTTAATGCATCAATTGGTTTTGCATCACAATCTTCAAATAATGGCTTTGTATAAAGTGCAGAACCATATCTTGTAAAACCCATTTCTTCTAATGCTAATGCCATAGGTACAACACCTCCGTCAATATAAAAGCTATAAATAATGATAGGTCCTTTTGATTTTTTAACAATATTGCAGATTTCATACATCTTGGCACTATATTTTTGCAGTTGCTCTAATGCAAAGATATTACCATACTTTTCTTTAATCTCTGGTTTGTAGTTATAATTATAACGAAGCTCGTTTGGTGTATATAAAGTGTCAGATGTCATTACTCTTAATAGAGCCTTCTTTCCTACCATAGTACTCGATATATTTGAACTCGGTTCTTCTTCTTCTAGATTATCAAATTCTTCATTAGGAAATACAATATTTAAACTTTCTAATGGTTCTTTTAATAATACATATCCAAACGATTCCATATTTTCAAATGTAGGAACATCTTTTACATTTTCAGAAAGAGATAACTGATTATTTCTACCTTTCTTTTGAAATCCATCAATAATGTATTTATATACTTTCTCTTGATATGACCCCATCTTATTTACATAAACTGGAACATTTTCTAATGGATTTTCGATTTCCTTTCTATTCAATTGTGTTTTAAAATAATCTTCTTTACTTATTATTTTTTCTGGATCAAAATCATCAGGATAAACTCTAAAGGGAAAACTATATGGATTTTCGCCTCGAATAAAACTGACATATCCAGTCAACTTACGAGTTAATAAATCTACACCTGATTCATATACTTTATCATCTTTCGTCCTTTCTTCAACAAAGTTTCCTTCTTTATCAAATACATCATCTTCTTTGATTAAACTACGATTATCTACTACATTCAACAAGTTGGTAAGCCAAATTATTTCTTTATAACTGTTATACATGGGTGTTGCTGACAACATTAACAAGCGGATATTTTCTGCTTTTTCGCAAATATACATTAACAAGTTTGCTGTTTTCTTTGATTCCTTATTGTCTTGTAATATACGCAAATTGTGAACCTCATCAATAATAATCAACCTGTTATTAAAAATTTGCTTAATCTTTTTTAATTCAATATTTTTTTGCTGTTCATAAGTTAAACCGTCAGAAGATACAGTTATTTTACGTTTTATAAAATTACCCAATTCACGATATCCCATAAAAATATAATATTGATTAATAAGGTTATTTATGTGAGAAATAAGTTTATCTCTTTTTTCGACAATAAATTGAGAAGGATTAATTTCACTCAATAACGCATTTCCAATACATGTTTCCAAATTCCAAAGTCCATTTTCGAATTTTAATTTTCTATCATCAAATAATTGCAATCGGAAGTTGTTTTGAACATTAGGAGATGCAATTACCATAATTCGTTGACTTAGATTAACCTGTTTCATATAACCTCTCATTTCTTCGGCAATACCAATAGCCGAACACGTTTTTCCTGTACCTAATCCATGATATAATAATAAAGAATTGTATGGAGTATCAAATGACATAAAATTTTTAACAAATAATTGATGAGGTAACAATTCAAAGTCTTTATTACAGAAGAATTCTGCTTGCTCTTTTACGCTTTTAATTTCTCCATCATACTTTATTTCATTAAACTCCTTATGCTTTGCTATTTTTTCATTAAAATTAGGATCATCTAAATTTGGGTACAATTCATCATCATCTTTATTTTCATCATCTTTTGATTCTTCTATGGACTTATTATAATCATGTTCCAATTTTTCTTTTTCAAATAAAAAGGTGTTATATTCTTTTGATTCTTTATCCAAAGGTTCAATTCCTATTTCTTCTTGTAGTTCTTTTTGTTTCTCATTAAGTTCAACCTCTAATTCTAACTTGCTTTCTTCATCTTCATAATCCATTTTTTGATTTTGATTAAAATCGTTTACTTCCATTTCTTTTGATTCATCAAGTTCATTATTAATTTCTTGATTTTCTTGAATGTCTATTTTTTCTTCTTCTGTAATTTCATGAACTTGTTCAGATTCTTTTGTTTCAGCAACAGGGCTTGGAGATGCTTCTTTTGATTTCTTCTTCTTTTTTTCTTTCTTATATTTGTTCAGTTCATGTTCTAAATACACTATCTGAATAATCAATTCACTTTTTAAATCACCATACTTTGCTGAAATACTAAGTTTTCTTTTTTTTAATTTTTTATCTACATCTTGAATTAGTCTTTTAAGTTCAGCATCCTTAAGTTTTCGAAGTTCTTGAATACGATCGATGTATGAATTTAAAAATTCAATAAGTGTATTATCATATTTTTTATTTTTTCTTTGCACGACCTCTAAAGTTATATTATTTTCGAGTTCTATTTTAAATTTCGGCAAACATTTATTCGAATTATAATCACAGCGTTGACCAGATGGACATCTTTTTCGTTTACCTGCTTCGTCTTTCTCACATTTATCGCCGCTTTCTTTCTCCTCTTCTACAACTGTATCTTCTTGAACAGATTCATTAAAAAAATTCACAGGATTTAAAGGCCCCAAAAATTTTCTATCTTTTGGTGCAATTTCTAATGGTCGAATCTCGTTGACATTATCAACAATTAATGAATTCTTTTTGGTTTTATTATTAGATTCTTTTGATTTCTTTTTTTTACTTTGACCTGTAGACATATATTATATAAACTATATATAATATATACATTAAATTAACAAAAATATAAGCGATAGTTTTGAATTGTACTATGAATTTTTTGCAGTATTCTTTTTTTTTCTAAATTGTAACACCGAATTAAATTTTGACAATCATTATAATCATACCAATCCATTTTACTTACTTCACTTTCTTGAAACTTGTCCATATTTACTTTTTCAGAATCTTTACAATATGCCAAATAATACTTGTGTTTGTAAGATTTATAATTTGACCCTGTAAATATTTCCTCAAAAGGTAAGATATTTTGAATGTTATTTAAGTTCTTAGAATGTATACCTGTTTCTTCTGTAAATTCTCTAAGAGCACATTCAAAATCTTTTTCTTGGTAGTTTCTTCGTCCCTTGGGAAATCCCCATTCGGCCTCATTCCAGTGTCCAAGATTATTACTTTCGTCGATTAATTCTTTTAAATCATATACTTTTTTGCCATTAATATATACCCCGCTCTTTAACAAAACAAATTTCTCTTGTGAACTAATTTCTTCTGCTTTATATTGACTATTGATTTTTTCTTTACCCCATACTTTTATCCATAACACCGGAAAATCGTTTTTCAAAATATCATCTTTTTCTTCAAATGTCATCTGGTTTAGCATATTTAAAATATAGCTTTTATTGTATATTGAATATTTTCCTCTCATAAAGTCTATAAACCCAAGAGTATCTTTTCTTCTTATCATTAAGTATTGTATTTTACTATTATAAATTCGAAAAGTAACAAATCCTATACTTGTGATTGGCATTTTACAGTGACTATATAAATGACCAATTTTACCACAGTTATTACAATATAGCTCATTCATATTAGTATTAATCTAAAGAAATAAAGTAACATATCTTTATATAATTATAAGAACTATGAATTTCGATCAAGATATCTGGGGTCCCCATTATTGGTTTTTTCTACACACAGTATCTGAATCTTATCCTTTAAATCCTACGAGTGTTACAAAAAAGAAATATTACGATTTAATACAAAATTTTCCTTTGTTTATACCTGATCCCTCTATTGGAGATAAATTTAGTGAAATACTAGATAAATATCCTGTATCACCTTATTTAGATTCAAGAGATTCATTTGTAAGATGGGTACACTTTGTGCATAATAAGATTAATGTGAAATTAGGGAAGGAAGAAGTTACTTTAGAAACAGCTTTAGAAAGTTATAGAAATATGTATAAACCAAAACGCATTTTATTAAAAGAAACAATTATTCAGAGAAAACACATTATACATATTATTTTTTTATTTTTTTTATTAATTGTCATTTACTTATTATATAAATAATTTATTCTAATAGTATTTTAATATGAGATTCGAAATAATAATAGTACTAATTACTGGATTAGTTGTTGGCAATATTTATACTGATGGTAAATATTTAAAGATGGCTATGGAAAAGAAAAAGTATTTACAAATGGGTGGTGTCGTTTTTGCTGGATTATTAATTATTTTTCTATTTAAGAAAAATCCACTTCATGCAAAAGAGTTAGTTGGTGCTTCGAATGAATACTTCAAATATTTGCCATTAGATAAAAATACAACTGACATGATAAGTCCTATTTTAGATTTTACATCTAAGAATGAATTTTCAAACAATCCTTATTATGATAATACAATTCTTCCCATGACAAATGAGCAAAGAATGGAAAACAAGATCAAACAATCTGGAAAAACTGGAACAAAACGTTCTGTTAGTGAAACTAAGAAAAAATATGTGGCTGCCGGACAAAGTTGGAAATGCGCAAGCTGTAGAAAACAGTTACCTGCTTGGTATGAAGTAGATCATGTTATACGTCTTGAGAACGGAGGCTCTAATCAAGTAGATAATTTAGTAGCTTTGTGTAGAGATTGTCACGGAGAAAAAACAGCAAAAGAAAATATGTCAAAATATTTGTAAATTATAATATACTAATTTTATATAATCTTTATGGCAGAAGAAATAGGAACAACAAAAGGTCCTGAACTAAATTATATAAAATATATCGCTTTGCTAGTAATAATCATAATAATACCAATCGTATTAGAATTTGATCTGCAAGGTAAAAAACTTTTTGAAAAAAACACTATGTTATACTTGTCTGTACTAATCGTTCCTCTTATTTTTATTTTTTGTTATGAATTTATTTTTCAAGGCAAGAAAATAGAAAATAAAGAGAT